ATATGGACTTCGTGGAACGCTGGATTTGCTGTGGTGCGATGGACGACGCCGATGTTCTGGCAGACATCGGTGCTGTTCGCCGCCACCACGACGAGTTAGCAGAAGAGTTTATTGAGTACAACCACGACCCCACGCAGCACCACATCACTGTGAGGCCCACAAGGGTCGTGATAACGGACAACGGGAATCCCGAGCCGGTCACCGTTGTGACCGATGAGTCGGACGAAGAGCCCACATCTTCGGACGACGAAGGCGAGTTTGAATGTGCGTGGCGGGAGGCATACCTTATGTGGACCCGCCTCGTATCGGCCGAACTCGCACTCCGTGGCGTGCAGGACACCGAGGGTCACAGCCACAACCACCCCGACTTTGACGTCCACAGCTGGACAGATGCAGTGATGGGTCTGTTGAGTCATATGTCGGAGATGGATGGAGGACACCAGTGCCAACATCGACGCACCTGTAGCCGTATAGTCGACCTCGTCGGTGGTACCGCAGGCCTTCCCGTTCGTGCACGACACAACGCGTGGAGGCGGGTCTACCACCAGCTTAAGGGCGGCTGGGAAGCAGAGTGCGTCGTTGAAAGCGACGGTGATGAGGGCAAAGAGCCCGCCGAGCCATCGGGGAATGGTAGTGGTGCAGGAACTGGCAAGCGGCCGTCCCCTGCGTCCGAGGGTGGTGACGAGCCATCGCGCAAGGCGTCAAAGAGTGACGCAGGCGGGGTCATCCCCGCTGACGCCCCCTCAAGTGTGTTCCGGCTGGCGCAAGACGTGGTGGAGGTGCAGGCGCACCGCCGCGTTAAGCAACCCAACCCGTACGCTCGCAGTGTGATCATGGAGATCAAGAACCGTTTAGGGTGCCCAGCTCCCAACGAGGCAAACAAGCTAGCGGTGCGCCGAATGGCCATCAACAGCATGGAACGCCGGAAGTTACGGCCGTCCCACATACGGGCCACGGTCGAGTTGGTGATCGCTGGTGTGTTTGTCCCGGACGAGCACGACCTTAGGTCAGCTAAGATTCTCCAGTCTGCGAGCATGCAGGCCCTCCGAGAGGAGGTGGCCGATGCAGGGCCCAAATCTGTGTGGTACAATCTGGTACACCCGTTGCGTTCGCGGCGGGTGAGCCGGGTTCCTACCGCGTAGGGGGGCCTTGGCGTGGTGAACGGTGTGAGTCATTCGACCAAGTTGAGTGATTCGAGGTGCATCGTTTACCGACACGCTAAGGACACCTCAAAGCCGCGCACGTTGTACTCCATCTCGGAGTTGTCTGCCAACGTGGACCTAGCGGTGAATAATGCGGACATCAGCACATTGGAGTGTGCGCTCATGGAGCGCATGTACTACTGCAAAGTTGGCTCTGACTTTGTAGCTCCACCACCGGTGAGGAAGGGTCTCTTCACCGAGCGGCTATCTGCGTTCAAAAACATACTGCTTGGAAACATGCGAAACGCCACCCGATGGAGTTACCAGCAAGTGCTGGACACATACACGGGTCGACGCCGCACTATCTACCAGAATGCGATGAACAAGTTAGTCCAGATTGGTCTATCGCGGGACGACGCGCATTCAATAGCGTTCGTTAAGATGGAACTTGTCAACCCCAACAAAGCACCACGCTGTATCCAGCCGCGCCGGCCAGCGTATAACTTAGCCCTCGGTCGCTACATCAAGGCGATCGAGCACAAGTTGTACAAGGCCATAGCTAAAGTTTATGGTGATGGACCCACTGTCATGAAGGGCTACAATGTCAGTGAAATTGGTGCTATAGTGAGAGGCAAGTGGAGATCGTTCCGCAAACCCGTGGCTGTCGGATTGGACGCCACGAAGTTTGACATGCACGTGTCGCCTGAAGCGTTGGCGTGGGAACACAGCGTGTACCTGGACCTGTTCAACAACTGCCCTGAGCTGCGCAAGCTGCTCAGTTGGCAGATGAGGAACAAGGGAGCAGGGTACTGCGCCGACGGGAAGCTCAAATACTCGGTGAAGGGTAAGAGGTTTTCGGGGGACATGAATACTGGTCTAGGCAACTGCCTTCTCATGTGTGCAATGGTGTACGCATGGGCGTCTAGCCGCGGTTTGCATGTCAAGTTGTTGAACAACGGTGATGACTGTGTGGTGATCATGGAGAGCGAGCACTATACGCAGTTCATCAATGGACTGGATCAATGGTTCATGGAGATGGGGTTCAGAATGGTGGCTGAGGAGCCTGTGTACGAGATGCACAAGATTGAGTTCTGCCAGATGCACCCCATTGAGGTCGGGGAAGAGTGCCGTATGGTACGCAACATCCCGGCCACCCTACGCAAGGACACCCTCACCGTCCACCCACTCACTCGGCCCAAACACCGGGCGAAGTGGATGACGGCTGTGGGCACCTGTGGGCTCTGGCTCACCGGTGGCGTCCCAGTGCTACAGGACTTCTACCAAACCTTCCAAAGGGTGGGGTGTCATGCGGTCAGCCGCATGGTTGACGACCCCACATTTGCGACGGGCATGCGTCTCATGGCGCGTGGCATGGAGGAACAGTGGCGCGAACCAGACGCCTGGACGAGAGTGCAGGTGTTTGAAGCGTGGGGCATATCGCCCGATGAGCAGGTGGCTGTCGAGGCGTACTACCGTGATTACCAACTTGATCCGAGTCGAGTGCGTGATGAGATCACAAACGACAACCCGTTGTTCAACGCGCTCTGGTCGCCGTAAAGGCCGGGGTACTTCAGCAAAGATAGACAGAGGTACAAATGGCTCGCAAGACGAAGCGGGCGACAGTGACTTTGAAGAAGTCGAAGACGAAGGCGCAGAAAGAGCGTCGCAAGGAAGTGTCCTTAATTGGACAAGCGTTGAGATCCCTAGGGGGTCTGGGAGGAGGTGCCATTGGTGGCATGTTCGGGCAGGCTGGCGCTGGCAGTAGCGTTGGCTCAAGCCTCGGCGCCGCCATTAGCAAGTGGTTAGGGACCGGGGACTATACGGTGAAGCAGAACTCCATTGTTCAGGCGACACTAAAAGGTTCCAATTCCATCCCCATGATGCACAACATGGGGCAGTCGGTTACGATCCGTCACAAGGAGTTCCTTTGCTCCATCAAGGGCTCCAGGGACTTCACTTTACAGAGGTTCTTCCTACTGCAGCCAGGTGACACTAACACGTTCCCGTGGCTGAGTGGTGTGGCTAACCGGTTCCAACAGTACCGGATAAAGGGCATGGTGTTCCACTACGTCCCTACATCTGGTTATGCTGTGCAGGGCGACGACCCGTCGCTTGGCGCTGTTATGATCCAAACCTCCTACCGTGCCAACGATTCTGACCCCACCTCCAAGGTGGAGATGATGAACGAGTACTGGGCCAGCGAGAACATCCCTTCGGATAGCTTTTGTCATCCGATCGAGTGCTCGCCGCAAGAGAACCCGTTTCAGATTCACTACGTCAGAACGTTGCCAGTCCCTTCAGGCGATTCTCCGCTGCTGTATGACATCGGCAAGACCTATGTGGCAACACAAGGTATGCCTGGTGATGGCAAGGTTGTTGGTGACTTGTGGGTGACGTACGAGATCGAGCTGCTTAAACCGCAGGTGAGGTCCGACGTGTTGGCTGAGACGGCCTCTTCGGTGGCTGAATCATTGGGCGCGTTAACGTCTGGAAGTGTTCCCTTGGGTAACATTCTTTCCACTGCTGTCGGTACAATTCCGTTCACGATGATCAACCGGACAATCACGTTCCCGGTTGGACTTCTTGGGCGGTTCATTGTGACCGTACGCATACTCCCGAGCACCACGTTCACCGCGGTCGACCTGAGTGGAGCGCCCACGTACACGAACTGTGAAGCGTGGCCAATCGATTCGGGGGCATCGACCTACACACGAACGGTCATGGTCGCCGGCACTGGGGCTACAATCAATAGTGGCTACTACCAGTTCGGTGTCTCTCTGACCGACCCTAGCAGCATCGCCAGCGTGCTGATCGCAGCCGGAGCCTGGACCGGAACGCCCTCTGTGTCGAGGGTGTCTGTTGCTCAGTTGTAGACTATTTATTGTTCACTTGCATATCACAGATTGAGCTCCACAAAATCAGAAACTAAGCGTGAAATACAAAACGGCTCTGCCAGGGGCCACCAAAAAGACACCACGTACGGAGCCAATTGCATGTCCACTAAGCTGTAAGTGGCGCTAATCCGTCGGGCCAAAAACCCGATCACCGGAGGAAAGGCCCGGTGGCGAGGATACCAGTCTGCCTCGACAAGCACTCCACCTTCGGGGGGCGTAGGAGTGTCTTGGGACGAACTTAATCTAG